CCTGTTTCAAACACTACAGGAGTTCCCCACGAGGTAGTTGTTCCTGAAACCGTGCCTACAACCGCCGTCCCCCTATTTGAGTTACCTTCATCCCGATAAGCAACAACAATTTTATTGTTTGTAGAATCAAAAGCCATTGATGTTATATCTCCCACCGCCCCAGAGCTGTACACAACAGGCGACCCCCATGAGGTAGTTGTGCCACTTACCGTACCGACAATACAGCCTCCGTAATAAGCTGGAGACTGAAAGCCTCCTGCGTAGGAGACAACAACTTTGTTATTAGAAGAATCGTAGGCCATAGACAGGCAGGGGGTGTCAGCGTTGGCATGAAACTCAACTGGAGTTCCTGCGGCAAAAGTTACTGCGGGAGATGTTTGCGTAACCTGAGTAGCAGTCCCTGTACTGTTAAGGATGACAGGCTTGCCCGAAGCAATATTGCCAGAGGCAACAAAGTCGGTATTGTTCTGACCGCCTCCTGCGGGGATCAGCTCGGAAAGATTGCTCATTACACACTCCAGCCAATAGTTCCGTTGATGTAGGTCATGGTGATTTCTGCAAAGTTTTTATCGAACACCAGATCAGTAGCAGAGCTTGCGATGTTAGAACTATTACGCCCTACGGTAAAAGTAGTGGTAGCTGCTGCGCCTGTGCCGTCTTTAATAGTTACCGTGTTACCTGCACTTGGTGAGGAAGGTAAAGTAATAGTAATACTTCCGGCTGTAACGGTAACAAACTCGCCTACTGCTGCTGTGTAGTTTCCGCCTTTGAGAATTGGCAATGCGTTAGCTGAAAGACTTGCTCTAGCCGTAGCTGCCGTAGTCCCGTTAGTTCCGCCGTTAGCTAAAGGCAGCGTTCCGGTGACGTTGGAAGTTAAATTAACAAAAGTTGTTGCTGTTGATCCTGTACCACCGTTAGCTACAGGTAGTGTTCCTGTGACCTGAGAGGTTAAGTTGACCCCCGTCAAAGCACCACCAAGCGTCAGGTTACCAGAGCTTGTGACTGTGCCAGTAAGTGTTATTCCGTTTACCGTACCTGTACCGCCGACCGAGGTAACTGTGCCTGCCCCAGCTTCTGTTGGATTAGCATTAATTACCGCAGCGCCTGCTCCTACACCATCCGTAACAACCATGACCTTAGAGCCGTTGGCAATATTAACCGTAGCGCCCGAACCTTGCTTGATCGTGATGATCTGACTGCCTGTAGTAGAATTCTCAATCAGCCATACTTTAGAGACCGTGTTAGGCCCAAGCGTTACCTCGCGTGTTGCCGTAAGAGAACCTGCCGAGGTAATCTTTAAATAGAATCCACGAGTGGCATCTGCCGTAGCGTCAGGCATGGTAAAGGTTTGGTTAGCATCACTAGACATCTGCTTAGTGCCGTAGCTAAAACCATCAGTAATCAGCTCCAGATTAGTGTTAGTACTGGTTCCCCAGGTTCCACTCTCATCACCCGTGGCGATCTCTTTTAGTCTTAAATTGTTTACATAAGTTGCCATATTTTAGTCCTATGCTGCTGCGTCTATTTCAACCCAGTTAGGGGTTTGTGAATCTGAGACAGTCACCCAATTAGGTGTCTGTGCGTCTGGAACAACTGTCCAACCCGCTATTAATACTGTGCCTACTGCGCCTGTTCCAACAACCCCTACAGGGGTAATATTCGAGCTTCTTGTGTTTGTTACGTTTCCTACTGCGCCCGTGCCTACTGTTGTGCCAACAGTATATGCCACTTCCGGTACAACTGTCCCTACACTTCCAGTGCATACAACGCCCGTAACGGCGACGTTCCTAGCATAAGCTGGGGTTACTGTGCCAATAGCCCCTGTGCCTATTACTCCGGTAACACTTACTACAGTACCCACACTAAAAGTAACTGTGCCTACTGCCCCAGTAGCTGCAACACCGTTGGGAACAACTGAATCGCTGGTGTTAGTACTAACACCGTTTATTTGGCCTACGCCTTGTACACCAGTAATCGCAAAGCTTGCAACAATCCCAACTGTGCCAATTTCCCCCGTTCCGGCTACCCCGGTAGGAGTGATCTGTCCTGTGTAGTCAAGGGTTACTGTGCCTATAGCTCCAGTTCCAACTACTCCTGTGGGAATGGTGATATTCCCGTACTGCAGTGTTACTGTGCCAATAGCGCCAGTACCTACCGCTGAAACGCCGTTATCTCCCCAAGCTCCTTCGCCCCAACCGCGCTCGCCCCAGACGGGTCCGAGGTTGACAGTTTTGGCGGCCTCGCCGCCCCACTTGTTAAAGCCCCACGGGCGTTGGCCCCACGCGCTGCTCACAGTTAGCCCCGGTTAAGCGATACGGATAATAGCTGTAGCTGCCGCCGCCGCTGGGAATTGAATCTGGAAATCACCAGAGCTTACCGTCTGGTCACCGCCAAAGCTCAACACAGCACAAGCAGAATTAGAATCTCCAGTGTCGTAGATTAAGCCACCGCAAGTGGTAAAACTAGATGACCCCCACGTTTCGTTGGCAAAATCTAAAATCCCTGTAGTGCCATCAGCAGTGGGGGTAATAGACGTTAGCAACTCGCCCGGTCTGGAGTACCCTGTGGCACTAGGTAACTCGTCACTACCCATCTGAGAATAGTTAGTAGTCGCAGCGCCATATGTTCCGCTTCCTGAAGCCACAGCCGTAAAAAGAGCCATCCTGAACCGAGTACTTCCCGCAGTGAAGTTATGTAGACCTTTGAAAAGTTCTACCTTGAACGATGTCGGCATTGCCGTTGCAATTGTAATAGCCATGATTTAAGCCTCTAATAGTTTTACTAATTCTGGATGTCCTGCATCCAGAAAACGGTTGGTTAATGTAGTGTTATGTGAAGCCACAGCTTGACGCAAGTAGCTGACCAGAACACCTCTGATTTCTGTCCTGAAGGCTTCTGCTTGGGCTTGTATGACAGGATGCGAGTTGTTACCGATAGAGATAATTTGATCCAACGCTTGCTCCGCTATCTCTTCAGGGGTAAAACCCCGTCCCGACATAGTGCCTACTTTTACCATGCCTACTTCCATCGAGCCTGCTGTGCTTATCATGGTCCTGGGGACTCCGATTTAAGGGGTATTCTAATGATACCATCTCTGTACTCGTCTCTTCTGCGACGACCCTGTTGTTCAATTCCAAGCCCTTGAATAGCCTGCTTATAACTTGCTTCAAAGAACTGGAGCATTTCTGTTGGACCTTTCGTGTAGCTGTACGCTTGGACTAGGCAAGCATATAGCAACGCCTCTGGGGAATTAGTGCTTACCCACGTTGTGGTGTTTGTTGCAGACAGTTGCGCCGGTCTTGTTATGTAGCCAATTTGCATAGCAATATTAGCATTAGGTGTCGGCGCTAAATAGAAAGTGTTTTCATCCCACACCGAGTAATACTTTGGTACACCTTCGACGCTATAGTCGGGCCAATATTCCTTCAAAAAAGACGTGTCCCTAAATTCAAGAAAAGTCTGAACGCCCCCTATCGTTGTCATTAAATAACGATGCGTCAGAATAGTGCTGGGTGCTGTTAAGAAACGATTGCCCTTTGTGGACGTGCCAGTTGCTTCGATCCTAAATACATCAAGGTCTATGTCGCGCAGGATGCGGTTTTCCGCCATCGTGATAAACGTATTAATTACTGAATTGGTAAACACGTTAGCGTCTACTTCAGTGTAATTCCGTATATTTGTAACTAGCTCGTCATATGTCATTTAATCTACCAAGCTCACTTACGGCGTATTGGCTTGTCCACCCATGCCTGAATGAACCGTACAGTAATAATAAAGTGTAGGTGCGCCTGTAGCCACCACTATCTGTGTATAGGCTCCTGCATTGCCGGGTATGCCATTCGTGGTCACGCCTGTTGTATATTCTGATCCTCCCGAATGCGTTCCATCGGACGTAATAGAAAGACGCAACGGATGGCCTCCATTAGTTCCTGCCGACTGGTCAAACTTATAGGTGGACCCTTCGTTTAAAGTCAGAGTTGCTTGCTGCACACCGTCCACATAATATTTATTGCCTGAACCAGTATTAACTACCGTAACGGTTAATGTTGTAGTAGTAGGAAGAATTATTGTAACTGTCCCCACAGAGCCAACACCCTCTACTGGGCGTTGTGCAGGGAAGGGCTGCATGTTTGTTGTTCCTGACGTGTAGTTTCCACTGCCTATACTATTAAACGCTGCATCGCCGGGTAAACCCAAGAAAACTACCACAGGCTCTACTCTATCTGTTCTAGGGTCCCGAAGAGCTATTGCATCGCCTCGATAAGTCAAAGGCTCTATCTGCGGAGACTTGGGTTCGTAGTCTTCTGGACAGACCATGAAGCCCTTCCAGTTCTTTCGCAGTGTCTGGTAGGGGTATTGGAATCCGCAGTAATCGCAGATTGCAATTGAATACTTACCCGTAGCGTAAGTCACCTTAGCTCACGCTCGGAACAAAATGGACGCTTGCTGTGTCCCTGTCTTCGTTCGCTGCACGAAGAAAATCCTCTTCGTAAATAGCTTTTAATCCGGTTGTGCGATCTGCCGCAAACTTCAAAGAAAGCATATACGCCAAGCCAGAAGCTAAACAAGGAAGGAATCTGAAATTTACATCAGCGGTGTTAGTGTAAGCGCCCGCGTCTTGTATGCGTCGAATTCGGTAGTAGACAAGCGTGTAGGCTTTATCTGCAGCAGGCCAAAGAAAGATAGTAGGCGTTATAGTTCGCTGGACATAGTATTGAGTTGGCCTAGCCTCGGTAAGCTTGTTCGGTACGTTTAAATACTCGGAACGGCTTATTCTCGAAATACTTACATCTTGCTGCTGGCCGTTTATAGTATTCCTAATTACAGCAGACAAAACATTAACGGTATCAGCGCCAGGCAAAACTTCTTTAGTGCCTTTCGCAAGGACAGAAGTAGCTTGCTCGATGGTCCACAGGTTTAACCCTCTATTGGCCCAGTCTAGAAACAACAGATTCAAAGAGCGCGTGGCGGATGTTAGCTGATAACCTGCCGTCATCTGCATCCCGCATCGCTCAAAGGCTTCCTCAACAATCTCGTCTATAGCAAGATTGAAGTCTGTTGTGCTCGATGTAGCCATTATTTCTTCTTTTTCTTAACAGAGCCGCCCTTTGCTCTGCCAGTAGCGGCTCTTCTTTGCGCTGCCAGTCCGGCTCTTGCCCCAGACTTCTCCGCAGAAACAGAAGGCATCGGGCCGCGACCCCGAAGAGATGGGGCACCTGGGGCACCTTGCTTGGGCATAGCAGCTACTCGCTTGTTAATTCCTGAATTCATGCGTCCCAAGGAAGCGTTGATGCCAGCATCAATTCCGCCACCCATGTTCTTTTTAACAGGTTCCTTAACATCTCCACCCTTAGCGTACATAGGGATGCCTGTTGTTTTACTTCTGGTTTTCATCACTTTATTTCTGGGACCGCTTCTTACTGCCCCTCCGCCTCTGGTGGCGGCTCCCATTCCACGTCCTGCCATGTTACTTACTCCTTTTAGGTCCTGCTTTATGAGCTGAGTCTTTCATAATTCTGCCATCTGGCATTCGATGGGAGCCCTTCTTAATTATCCCGCCTATCCTTTTTGCTACAGGCTTAACGGGCTTGGCGGTTTTAGCCGACTTTTTAAACGCGGCTGCTGTAGGTGCGCCTTTTGCCCCTACCTTTCGCATTTTTTCTTTTGATCCCGCTGCTATGCGTGCCTTTTTGGCCGCAATATTAGCGTATAAACCTCTTTTAGCTACCATTTTTTACAGCTCCAGTATCGTGCCGAAAACTTATCTTTGGCTGTGTCGCAATTATGCCGTGCTCTAAAACTGGCACGCCTAGCTGGGATGGCTTTTTTGATTTTCATATCAGGATCACCAAACCTTACCAGCTTAACGTCGTCACCTTTCTTAGCTAAAACTGCAAACTTCTTGTTACCGCCGGAAGTCCTTTTTGGCTTGTTGTAACCAGAGAAGGACTCCCCTCGGTAGCTAACCCGCCCAGAGGGCGTTCGCTTTACAGTTTTGGTCGTCGCCACTAAGCAGCCGCTCCACCTTCAAACATCAGCGTCACGTCTGTGACTGAAGTTGCCGGCGTTAAGGATACAATATCTATAAATATCCCTGCACTGAACAAAATCCCAGCGTCTGGAACATCAATACTCATGCCGCCTGCCGGTTTAGGTGCTCCAATAGTCCAAAGCACAGGCGCTGACACGTCTGCACCATTTCTAAGGTTAATGGTTCCTTGCGTGTTGGAGCTACCGTCTCCCAGTAAATTGAGAAAGTACACCCCCATTAATCTAGTCCGTCCTGAGACTCCGGCACTTGAAGCTTGCTTTGTTACTATCGATATATTACTCGCACTCATTTTTAGTCTCCTTTAAAAAGACTACTCTGAGTCTTCGGCAGCAGCTTCTTCAACTACTTCTTCAACAACTTCTTCTGCGGGGGCTTCTGCTCCACCTACAGGTATTCCAAATATTTTATCAGACATAATAATCTCCTAAGTCTTTGATTAAGTTAAACTTTAGCTAAAAGGCGTTACAGTAGTACCTGATCCTACGCCTACCATCTCGACAAACCACCTGTCTTCGGCTACAGAAGTAAACGTGAC